TGCTTATATAGAGCAAGATGAAGGTTATACATTATTAAGATATAAAGAAGGTGAATTTTATAAAGAGCATACGGATAGTTACAAATTGTTTCCGAGGTCTGTATCTTGTGTTTTTGCTTTAAATGACGACTATGAAGGCGGAGAATTTGCTTTTTTTAATAAAGAAGTAAAGTACAAATTAAAAAAAGGTTCTGCATTAATGTTTCCTTCAAGTTTTATGTATCCGCATGAAGTTTTACCAGTTACTAAATCTGTGAGATATTCTATTATCACATGGTTTTTGTAGGAGATCGAAGTGGCTTTTATACCATTACAAATACCGCCAGGAGTTGTCAGAAACGGAACAGATATTGAGCAATCAAATAGATGGAGAGATGCTAATTTAGTTAGGTGGCATAACGGATCAATGAGACCCGTTGGCGGTTGGTCTACAAGAGTTAGTTCAGCTTTTGATGCCGCTCCTAGAGGTATGCATGCTTGGGCAGACAATAGTGATGGCACTCAAATAGCAGCAGGAAATTACGATACTCTTTACTATGTAAACGCATCTGGAACGGTATTTGACATTACTCCTGCTGGACTTGCCGCAGGAAATTTACATGCGATAGTTAATACTGGATATGGTGGCGGATATTTTGGGACTGGATATTTTGGCGTACAAAGGCCAAATTCTGGAGTTTATCAAGAGGCTACAACTTGGTCTTTAGATAATTTCGGAGAATATTTGGTAGCATGTAGCTCAGAAGATGGAAAGTTGTATGAATGGCAACTTAATTCTGCAGTTGCTGCCGCTCAAATTTCAAATTCTCCAGTAAATAATTTAGCGCTTATAGTTACAGAAGAGCGTTTTCTTTTTGCTCTTGGCGCTGGAGGAAATCCTAGAAAAGTACAATGGTGCGACAGGGAAGATAACACAACTTGGACTCCTGCCGCCACAAATGAGGCTGGCGACATTGAGTTGCAAACTTCTGGACAAATAATGTCTGCCGTAAGAGTTCGAGGTCGTACTTTAATAATTACGGATAACGATGCGCATACTGCTACCTATTCCGGCCCTCCATTTGTATACGGATTTGAGAGAGTTGGAACCGCATGTGGAGCAATATCAAGAAAATGCCTTGCAGCAGTTGATGAAGGCGCATTTTGGATGGGGCAAAACGGATTTTTTGTTTTTGATGGATCTGTTGCCAAAGAAATCAAATGTGATGTTACTGACTATGTTTTTTCTGACATTAACAGAAATCAAATATCAAAAATTTATGCAGTACACAATAGTCAGCACGGTGAAATATGGTGGTTTTTTCCAAGTGAATCTTCATTAGAAAACAACAAATATGTTGCGTATGACTACCTTGAAAATCACTGGGAAATAGGTGAAATTGCAAGAACTGCAGGCATTGATAGAGGAGTATACAAAAATCCTATATGGGCAGATCCAAGCGGAAACTTAATAGATCAAGAATTAAGCGCAAGTTTAGGTCATGGCGGGTCAACTGTTTTTGCTGAAACTGGGCCAATAAGCATTGGTGCTGGCGATAACATAATGAAAGTTACTAGCCTAATTCCTGACGAAAAAACTCAGGGAGATGTAACTGTTACATTTAAAACTAGGTTCTATCCAAACGATTCTGAATCATCATTTGGGCCTTATTCAATGGCTAATCCTACTGATGTCAGATTTACAGGTAGGCAAATAAGAATGAGAGTAAATGGCAATGTAAATACCGATTGGCGCGCTGGTATTATGAGAATTGATGCAGTACCAGGAGGAAAACGTTGACTTTACCTACCGTACCTCCTCCTCCGCACGGAGGAACATGGCAAACCTGGGCTGAAAGGCTAAATGCCTTTCTCGCAAGATCGAAAAATGCTTTAAACTATCTTACATCAAATGATTCCGCCGCAGATGACGGTCTAATTATGTGGGATAGGTCAAAAGGCCACATGGTTGTTTCACTGAGTGGCGCATTTTTACCTATTCCATACGGCGAGAATTCTTATGGCTTTTTTGCTGATTTTAACAATCAGGCGGCTGTTTCAATTGATACGGCAAAGGCAATAACTTGGGGAACAACTGCGTATTCTCATAATGTATCTATTGATGGTGCAGATACCAGTAAAATAGTATTTGATAGAAGTGGGATATATAAACTCAGCTTTACAGCAGAGCTTATATCAAGTTCTGCAAGCGCAAAAACCTTCTATTTTTGGCCAAGAGTTAACGGATCAGACGTAGCTAATTCAACTATGGTTACCACTTTAGAGTCTAACGGGCAAAAGAAAATAGTATCAAGGACTGGCATTTTTGATGTAAATGCCAATGATTACTTGCAGGCAATGTTTGCTACAAGTGATTTGACGGCATCATTGGTAACGACTGCGGCTACGGCATTTTGCCCAGCTTCGCCGTCTGTTACATTATCGGTTAGTGAGTTATACGTTCCATGAAGCCAAATGATATTAGGACTCTTACAGAAGAGCTTGTTAGGTGCAAAGTTTGGATTGAAAACGCTTTGGCTTACTCTGGCGATACTCACAGTTTCGACGATATTGCTCTTGGCGTTCTTTGCCACCGTTATCAGTTGTGGCCTCTTGAGAATAGTTGTGCGGTGACAGAATTTATTGCATATCCTAAACAAAAACACTTTCACGTTTTTTTAGCTGGTGGTACGCTTGATGAAATTTTACAGCTAAATGAGCCATTTGCTCAGTTTGCTAGGGCTAACAACTGTACCGCTATGACTATAGCCGGAAGGCCTGGATGGGAAAAGATACTAGACAAACTAGGCTGGGATTACCAGTTTACAACGCTTAAAAGGGAGATTTAAATGGGCGGCGGCGGAAAAGGCGGAAGCAAAACGCAAACTACTGATATACCTGAGTGGGTTAAACCTTACGCAAAAGAAAACCTCGAAAGGGCGAAACAAGCTCAAACAATAGGATACAGACCATATTATGGCCCTGATATCGCGGCTTTTAATCCTACTCAAATGGCTGCATTTAACTCAAATATAGGCGCAGCAGAAGCATTTGGTCTAGTTCCTAGAGGAAGTGTAACTGCTATGCAAGACATGGCCCCAACTCCAACAACATATGCTGGCGGGATTCAAGGTTACTCTTCTGGTGATTTATTTGAGCAAGCAGTTGCAGAATTAGCTGCAAGAAGGCCTGGTCAAGTAGCTCAATACAAAAAATTGTTTGTTGATCCTTATTCTGGATCGTTCCAAGATTTATATGTTGAACCTAAAAAAGAAGAAGATGTAAGAGCACCAAACAACAGTTACGATCCACGTTTAGTTGGCGGAAGATAAGAAAAAAGGAAAATAATATGGCAGGCGCACCACAAGGCGGAGTACCAAACGTAAATGAAGCTGCGGCTCAAGGAATATATGGCGCTGGGTTAGGGTCTGCTGCAGGGATGGGATACAGGCCTAGACAAGTACAGGCTGGGCAATTGGCCACTACAGACTTATCGCCATACATGAATCCTTACACTGAGCAAGTCATAAAGGCTAATGAGGCCGATATATTGCGTGGCGCTCAAATGGGCCTTAATAACCTTGGTGCGCAAGCTCAAGCCGCTAGAGCTTTTGGCGGATCTCGACATGGTATCGTAGAAGCTGAGTTAGGCAGAAATGTTGCTGAACAATTAGCGCAATCATCTGCCGGATTAAGGCAAGCTGGATATACTCAAGCTCAACAAGGAGCTTTGTCTGATATAGCTAATAGAATGGCCGCTCAACAATACAACGTTGGATCTGGCTTGCAAGGCGCTCAACAGCGTCTAGCTGCGGCTAATCAGCTTGCCAACATATCTAACCTTGGTTTTGGTATGGGGCAGACTGTACAGCAGAATCTCATGCAGCAGGGAGCGCTACAACAAGGCGTACAACAAGCACTAATTGATGCGGCTAAGGCTCAATATGCCGGTTATGCGGCAGCGCCAGAAACAAGCATAAATTACTTGTCAAACGCTTTGCAAGCAACTCCAATGCCTACCACTCAGACTCAAACCGGAAGCCCAGGACTATTTAACATGCTATCTACAATAGCAGGTATAGGCGCTAAGTTTGCTATGAGCGATATAAGACTTAAAAAAGACATTAAGAAAATAGGAAAGTTGCCTAACGGAATGAATTTGTACAAGTGGGCATGGAACAAATTGGGCAAAGCTATCGGGGCAGACAAGTTTTCGACTGTTGGAGTTCTGGCTCAAGAGGTTCAAAAGACTAATCCAGAATTTGTTGTTAAAGGCGATGATGGATATTTAAGAGTTAATTATTCAAAAATTTATTCTGTAGGATAAGACATGAATCCTTTTGATCCTTACGGGTTATACACAAATCCTAATCAGCTTGGAGTTGGCGCGAATGTCATAGGCGACGCAAGCAATGTGATGGCTAGAAATCCAAATGTTGCCGCTCAAATGCCGCAACAGCCTAATAGCGGTTTGCTGGCTTCAGGGCCAAATATGTTGAAGCCTCCTCCAATGATGGAGGAAGCGAAGGTTGACGGAGCAGGATTTGAAGGGCTTGCAGATGCATTTATGAAAGATAAAGAAATTCAGCAGCAAGGCTTAAATGTACCGCAACAGACAAGTGGACTGATGTTTGGACAAGAAGCAATAGCTCCTAATTATGATTTCCAAGCACCAACAACTTTTGGTTTGGATCAATATCAAGATATTGGATTAAACCAAATTCGTCCAGATGAACTTACTAGTAGCGGATTAGGATTATTTTTGGATAAATTTGGATTTTAAAGGGCTAACTTATGGCTACTGCTCGTAATATATCTCAAGCTATTACTGGTTCTGAGTTAATAACAGAAGAAGATATAAAGAAAAACAGAAGAGATACATTAGCTGATTTAGCTCAAAAGCGCGCATTGGCGGAAATGGCTAATAGGCTTGGAATTGATAAATCATTTTATTCAAATGAATATGAGCGTCTTGGGACTTTAGCAGATCAAGCTGACAATCGAGTAACATTTGGCGGAAATCAGTCTGAACTAACTATTGATCCAATTGAATTAACAATTCCTAGAAGAGTTCCTGAGTCTCATCCAAGATTTATGCCACAGCCAAGATATCAGGCTGGATTTGATGGTCAAATGATGCAACAACAAGCATCTATTCCAAATCAGCCAAAAACGACAGGATTGTCATTGTTGGGCGAAAACGCTACATCTCTTGCTAATGATATTGTAAACAGAAGGCGTGATAGAATTTCTAGCGAAAGACAGTTGGCAAACCAATCTCCAGCATCAATGCCAACTTCATCTGCAAATAATCCTGTAATGACAGGTATATTGCAGGCTTTGTCTGCTCCTCAATCTGTAACCGGATCACCTTCTGGATATCAGCCTGAAATGCTAAGGGCGCAAAGTGAACAACCAGTTCCTGCGCAGATTGATCGAGAAGCTGGAGTTGATTATCGATCAGGATCTCCATCAGATTATATGTCTGCTATGGAAATGGCTGGGATGCAACAAAATCAAAATCAGATTACAGATCAAATGGGACTTCAGCCAGGCGGCGGTACTGGCCTAAAATCTGATTTAATTGATTACGCAAAAGATGGTAGTGGTGATGTTTTATATAACGGCCAAAACACTGGAATAAAAGCCGAGCAATTAAATGAAGCTCAACAAAGGCTTTCTGGAAATTATGGCTCTCAAGATCATTATCAAAAGACTTTTGGTAACCAAGAATTCTTATTAGCATTAGCTCTTGGTCTAAACTCATTAAGCACATTCCCAAATCAACAATGGGGACAATATTTGCAAGGCCAAATGGAAAACATCCAAAAGCGCAAAAACGCTATTGATGGCGCTAATTGGTTATTGAGCAAAGGCAGAAAGGATCTTGCAGAAGCAGTTGCTACTGGCGCTTTAGACTTTGATAAAGCATATGCTGAGTTTACTAAAAAGCCTGAATCTAAATATAGAGAGCTTACTGCCGAAGAATACAAAGCAATGGGACACGATCCACTAAAAAATGGTCGAATTCAAATTGATGAGATAAGTGGAAAGCTATCTGGATTTGGAAGCAAAGATTCTGTGACAAATATTAATTTGGCATCAAAAGCTGGAGAACAATTAAATGAAGTTTTTGCAAAAACTTATTTTGAAAATCTGACAAAACTTCCTTCTCAAGTACAACAAATAAACACACTTAAAAGTGTTCTTGATTCACTAGAGTCTGGAGAAGTACAAACTGGAGTATCAAAAGGTTTGTTGCCAGATTGGGCTTTATCAATCGTTGATCCAAAAAGTTTGGATGCAAGAAATCAAATTGCATCTGTAGTTCAACAGACTTTAAGAGAAACTCTTGGCGCTCAATTTACAGAGCGTGAAGGGGAGAATTTGTTGCGCAGAGCTTGGGATTTGAGACAACCAACAGAGACGAACATTAGAAATACTCGTAGGTTGTTAGAAACAGCAATGGCGTTTACTCAAGAAAGAATGGCTCAAATGCAATATTTTCAAACGCACCAAGATATCTCAGGATACAAATCAGAAAAACTATCTGAACTATACAATGAATTAGTATCCATAAAAAATAGTCTTATTGCTCCTTTGCCGAAAGATTATGAAGATCAAGCAGGCGCATCTGGGGATGGCCCAAAGCAATTTAAAAAGGACGGCGTTGCGTTTACAATTGAAGAGGTTGATTAATGCCTATATATAAAATTACAAATCCAAATAATGGAGAGGCCGTTCAAGTATGGGCTGACTCACAAGAGAATGCCATTAAAAAATTTCAATCTGAAACAAGAGCGCCAAAAACTTTTCGCATAAAAGATCCAAGATCAGATGTTGCTCAAACTATAACTACGTTTGACGCTGAAGATGCTAAAAAGATTTCTCAAAGTATGCCAAAAACAGGCATTGCGACTCAATTTGTTGGTGGCGCAAATGTTGGCGCATCTAACGTGATGGGTTTGCCTATTGATTTAATTACAGGCGGCATAAACAAAGTTGGCGGATATTTTGGAATGGATCCAATTCAAAATCCCGTTGGCGGATCTGAGTTTTTTAAAAATATAATGGAAGCACCTCAAGATTTACGAGGTAGACAAAGGCTTTCTGATATAGCGCCAACAACTGGATCTGAAAGATTTGCAAGAAAAGTTGGAGAATACGTTGGTGGATCTGCTGTTCCTGCCGCCGGTCTTGCATCGAGAACTCAAAATATAGGTAGAAATTTGGCCGGTGAAGCAATTGCTTCTACATCTGCAGGACTGGCAGAACAAGGATTGGTTGAGGCCACAAGTGGTGAAGCTCCGAATTGGGCAAGAACGTTAGCAGGGATGACCGGAGCGTTTTCTCCATTTGGCGCTTTAAAAATAATTAAAGGCATGTTTGATCCATCTAAACAATTGCAAGAAATAATAAATCAAGGAAACTTGCAAGCTGGAAAGATGAAAAATGTTGCATCAGACATTTATACTTCAATTGAGGACAACAAATCTATTGTTGCGCCATCAAAAAACGCTGATGAATTTATAAAAGAATTGTCTCCTGTTTTTGAGAAAAAAGGATGGATGCGCACAAAAACCAATAATCTAACTGGATCTCAAACTACTGATATTGACAGCAAATATACAATAGCAAAAGGAGTTTGGGAAAAAATTAGCGAAAGGTTTTATCAGAGAAACCTATCCGGCGCTGACATGATGGCTGATTGGAGGCTACTTAATGACGCTAGTAGACAAGCAAAAAAAGCCGCATCAATGGGTAGCGCGTCTGGTACAGAATCAAAAATAATAGGTGAAATGATCAAAAAGTATGAAGAAAAATTTGGTTCATATTTAGGTCAAGATTTTAAAACAGCAAATTCTCTTTATAGAAGCGCATCAAATGCAGAAGAATTATCAACAGCTTTAGATTTGGCTTCTATTAATTTTAATAAATTAAATGCAAATGAGTACAAACAATTGCAAAATAAATTAAGTCAATTTGCCGCAAGAGAAATTAAAAAAGGAAAAGCAAGTAGTTTTAGCTCTCAGGAAATAAAAGCAATTAGAGATGCGGCAAAAACAAGTAAATTAGAAGATTTTGCAATGTGGGTTGGAAATGTTAGAAAAATTGTTGGATTGCCAGGAGTTGCGGTATCAGGAGGTGCGGCCTACACTGGATTGATTGATCCTCTTAGCGCGGCGGCTGTAGGCGCAACGGCTGTGGGCGTAGGAAGTGGCGCTCAGGCTATTGCTAGAGGAGCGCAAAGAAGAGATATAAGTAATATGATTTCAGAAATACTTGGAAATCCAAAGATGTCTCAAGAAGGAAAAAACAAATTACTTAACGCTCTTTCTGTATATTTAGGGCCATCTTCTGAAAGCGCAATAAAAGAAGCTCAACAAAGTTTGCCAGAAATGCCATAAGGAAATATAAATGAAGCCAGAACGCATGGATAAAACGAAGATTGAAGGCATTGTACAGAACGCTGTGCAAGATGCTGTTGACTTCATTGAAAGCGAAATAGCAGAAGATAGGATTAAAGCTCAACGTTACTTTGACGGCGAAGTAGATATTGGCCAAGAGGACGGCAGATCAAAGGTAGTTGCCACTAAAGTTCGAGACACGGTTCGAGCTATTAAGCCAAGCCTTATGCGCGTGTTTCTATCTACGGATAAGCCTGTTGAGTACGTTCCAAAAGGGCCAGAAGATATAGCAACGGCTCAAATGGCTACTCAGTACATGCACTGGGCATTCAGCGAGCTTGGCGGATACCGCATTGTAAATGATGCGTTTCATGACGCATTAGTTAAGAAAGTTGGAGTTCTAAAGGTATATTGGGACAAATATACAGAATCTGAAACTTACTCTTATACAAATTTAACCGATGATGAATTTACCGCAATTGTTAGTGAAGATGACATTGAAGTTATTGAGCATAGCGAAGAAAGTTCTATATCCATTGATGAAATGGGCATGGAAATGGAAGCTAGAGAACATTCTGTCACGATTATACGAAAGAATGAAAAAGGGCGTTTAAAGGTCGAGTCAGTTCCGCCAGAGGAATTTATGGTGGACAGAAATGCTCGATCAATAGATGACTTCTATGTCATAGCTCACCGCACAGAAATGCGTGTATCTGACGTTGTAAACATGGGATACGATTTTGATCAAGTCTCAAAGCTAACCGGAATTGGTTCCAGCGATACATACTCAGAACAAGAAGATTTTGAGCGTCGCGGATACCAAATGGACGAGGATGAGCAAACGCCAGACTTGTCAATGAAGCTGGTGGCAATTACCGAGGCCTACATGAAGATGGATATCGAAGGCACTGGAGTTGCCCAGTTATACAAATTTATGCTTGGCGGCAATGATTATCAGTTATTGGATTATGAGCCTTGGACAGAAGTGCCATTCGCCATATTTGAGATAGATCCAGAGCCACACGCATTCTTTGGCCGATCTGTTGCAGATTTGATTATGACTGATCAAGACGCTGCTACGGCCATGCTTCGTGGCGTTCTGGATAACGTGGCATTGACCAACAATCCAAGGCTTGGCTTTGTTGAAAATCAGGTAAATGTAGACGATCTTCTAAATAACGAGATTGGCGGGATTATCCGCATGAAGTCTCCAAACTCCATACAAGAGATATCTGTGCCGTTTGTAGCCGCTAACACGCTTACGGCTATCCAGTATATGGATCAGATGATTGAGGGCAAGACAGGCGTTTCTAGGGCCGCTATGGGGCTAGATCCAGATGCCCTTCAAAATACTACCGCTACGGCGGCTCAGTTGACCGCACAGGGTGGCGCTGCTCAGGTAGAGGTAATGGCAAGGAATCTGGCAGAAGGTGGCATGAGGCGCTTATTTAAGCTCATGTTGAGGCTGTTTGTAGAGAACAGTGACGAAGAGCAATTAATGCGTATGAATAGCCAGTTTGTACCTATTGATCCACGTTCTTGGAACACCAGTATGGACGTTATGTGTAACGTCGGTCTTGGTACAGGACAGGATGATCAGAAGGCCGCCGCACTGCAACAAGCTCTAGGGCTACAAATGCAGATATGGCAGACATATGGCCCAGGCAATGGCTTGGTAACGATGACTCTAATCCGCAATACGTTGGCTGATATGTTGGCGGTTGCTGGCATTAGAAACAGCGATAGATACTTCTCGCCATTGAATGAGCAAATGGAACAGCAGTTAATACAGATGAAGATGATGGAAGCATCGCAGAAGCCACAACCACTTGATCCTGGAACAGCAATGGTACAGGCCGAGCAACTAAAGGCTCAGACTAAGGCTCAAACTGATTTGGTAAAGATGCAAGTGGATGCTCAAAAGGCTATTGCTCAGGATGACAGAGAGCGCGATAAGATGGATCAAGATTTGATTATTGAGGCCGCAAAGATACTTGGACAATATGGAGCAAAAGTTGATGTTGAGGCTATAAAACAGGCCCAACAAGCTCCTAGATATCCAGATCAAGCTCCTGCTCAAGCTGTTACCGGCGGAAGGTTTTAATGAACATTAAAGATAAAGCATCAAAGGTTAGACAGCTTCAAAACGACGAGACTTTTATCTCAGTTATAGAGGCTGTCAAATCTAAGCAAGTTGCAGTTTTTTTAAATTCAAACTCTACTGAAAAGGATCGAGAAAAGGCGCACAACGTTATTTGTGCATTAAGCGAAGTCAAGGATTACATTAACTCAGTTTTAACTGACGAAAAAATCTTTGATAAAAACAACTAAGGGAGATAAGCACCGTGTCTGACACGACTGAAAACCAATTTGACGGAAGTATTGAGCAAGCAGTTGGACTTATTGTACGAACTGACGAGCCAGAAGAAGTAGAGACAGAAGAAATTACAGAATCCGAAGATGCCACTTCAGAGATGGAAGCGTCAGAAGAAGTATCGGATGAAGTAGATGACGCTGAGGACGACGACAGCGAGGAAGAAGAAGTAGAAGTCGAAGCGAAGGATAGTGACGAAGAGGCTGATGACGAAGCCGATTCTGAGGAACCAGTTTGGCACGTTGTCAAAGTAGACGGCGTGGAAGAGCGGGTAAGCCTAGAGGATCTAAAGCGAGGTTATTCAGGCCAAAAGTATATCCAAAAAGGTATGCAGGAAGTTGCTCAATCTCGAAAAGAGCTTGAGTCAATGTACAGCGATATCAATGCTATAAGGCAGAACGTAATCCAACTAGAGCAGATGTATCAATCTGGTCAAATTCTGCAAGAACCAAAAGCACCTACAAAGGCTCTCTTCGACGAAGATCCATTAGGATATGTAGAAGCAAAAGCCCAATATGAAGAGGACATTCAGAAATATCAAGCTCAAAGACGGAAAATTGCGGAAGAAATGCATTACGCAAAAGAAGCCGAAAAAAGAGCTATAGCTCAATATACTCAGCAGGAAGCGATTAAATTAATCGAATTAGTGCCTGAGTTAAAAGATCCGCAAAAATCTGAATCTCTGAAAAATAGGATGTATAAGTTAGCTACTGAATACTATGGTTACACTCATGAAGATATGGAGAAACTAATAGACAGCAGAGCGGCTAGGATCTTAGTAGATGCCACGAAGTACAGGAATATGATGGATGGCAAGTCGAAGGCCGAGGCGAAAGTCAAAGGCGCGAAACCAGTCATAAAGCCTGGGGCAAAGAAAGTTGAAAATACGCGCCAAAAAGCAATGGAACGGCAACGGGCCAAATTTAAACAAAGCGGACGCATCGAAGATGCTCTTAGCTTTATTGTTAATGAATAACTTTGAGGTAAATTAAAATGGCACAACCAAGTAATACTTTTGACAGCTATGATGCTGTTGGTATTAGAGAGGATCTTTCTAATATCATTTATGACGTATCTCCAGAAGATACACCTTTTTACTCTAAAGCAAAAAAAGTAAAAGC